GAAAAACATCGTGAAATTGAACAGTGAGCAGCAGGAGAAGTTGACAAAGAAACTGTCAGACCAAAAGACAAAGCAAGAGGAACTCAAAACAAAGATTGATGCTGCAAAAGAGGCTTATGAGAAATCGACAGCAGAGACCGGAAAGAACTCCGAACAGTCAAAGGCACTCAAAGAGGAACTTGACAAGTTAGAGAAAGAGTTTACCGCAAATGAGACAGCAATCGGAAAGACGGAGACCGCACTTGCGAATCAGACAGTAAAGACGGAAAAATCAAAAACTGCTCTCATGAACATGGAGGCAGAACTTAAAAATGTTAATGACCAGTTGAAAGATAATAAACTTGAAAAATTTGCGACCGCTTGCGATACGGCGGGAACAAAGATGGAAAGTTTCGGAAAGAAAATGTCGGTTGTCTCTGCCGGAATTGCGGGCATTGGTGCAGCATCTATTGCAGCGTTCAAAGAACTCGACGAGGGATATGACACCATAGTGACAAAGACCGGAGCAACCGGAGAGGCACTTGAGGGATTGACAAAGTCTGCGGATAATGTTTTCGGCACAATGCCGGAGGATATGTCGACAGTAGGCGAGGCAATCGGAGAAGTCAACACAAGATTCCATACAACAGGAACGGAACTTGAAAAGACCTCAAAACAGTTCATACAGTTTGCAACAATCAATGGAACAAACGTCACACAGTCAGTTGACCAAGTCGACAAAATCACGAAAGCGTGGAACGTGGATGCATCACAGACGGGAAACCTGTTAGGATTGCTCACGGCAAAGGCACAGGAAACCGGAATCTCTGTTGATACGCTAGAGGGATATGTCCTCGACAATAACGCACAATTCAAAGAAATGGGATTGTCATTGCCACAGGCAATCAATTTGATGGCTCAATTCGACGCAAACGGTGTTGATTCATCTCAAGCAATGGCGGGTCTGAAAAAAGCATTACAGAACGCCACGGCAGAGGGAAAATCAATGGACGGGGCGTTGTCAGATACTATCGGCAGCATCAAGAACGCAAAGACAGAGACCGAGGCAATGCAGATTGCAACGGAACTGTTCGGGAAAAAAGGTGCTGCGGAAATGACAAAGGCAATCCGTGAGAACAGAATAGACCTCACCAGTCTTTCGTCATCAATGGAGGAATACGGCTCAACAGTCGAGGACACCTACAACGGAACACTCGACCCGATTGACAATGCAAAGGTTGCAATGAACAACGCAAAACTGGCGTTGTCGACACTGGCAACCACAGCACAGACATCCGCAGCACCTATGATTGAAAAACTGACCGGAAAGATTCAAGATTTGACAAAATGGTTCGAGTCGCTCTCTCCGGCACAGCAAGAAACAGTCCTCAAAGTTGGTCTTGTGGTCGCTGCTATCGGTCCGCTGTCTATTGGATTCGGAAAAGTGGCAAAAGGAATTTCTGACACGGTAACGACCGGACAGAAATTTGTGTCCGGAGCTGCAAAGATAATTGCAAAGATTACGGCAAAGACGGCAGCCACGGCAGCAGGAACGGCAGCAGATACGGCAGGTACAGCAGCCACGGCAGCACATACGGCAGCCACAACAGCAGCCACGGCAACAACCGGAGGAATGACAGTGGCTCAAACGGCACTCAATGCAGCCATGAGCCTGTGTCCGATTATTTTGATTGTGACACTGATTGCCGGGCTGATTGCAGCAGGAGTCGCCCTATATAAAAACTGGGATAAGGTCAAAGAAAAATTGACCGAATTGTGGGGCAACATCAAAGAAAAATTCGGCAAAATCAAAGAGACCATCACGGGAGCATTCACGAAAGCGAAAGAGGTGGTCACAAATAAGGTCAAGGAAATCGGTGACAACATAAAAAATAGCACAATAGGACAAGCTGCATCGAAAGTATTCAACGGAGTAAAGGACACGGTTCACAATGCCATGTCGGCAGCGCACGAAACGGCAAAGGAAAAGCTGGGGAACATGAAAACCGCCTATGAAGAAAACGGAGGCGGTATCAAGGGCGTTGTTGCTGCCGGATGGGAGGGAATCAAAGGATATTATTCAGCAGGATTTACTTTTGTTGATAACTTATCCGGAGGAAAACTCTCTGAAATCAAGTCAAAATTCTCTGAAAAGACATCGGAAATCAAAACAAAGGTTTCCGAGGGTTGGGAGAATATGAAAACAACCGTCACCACAAAAATGACGGAATGGAAAAATAATGCATCGAATAAATTGACGGAAATCAAATCCGGATTCTCCTCAAAAGTTTCGGAAATCAAGACAAAATGGTCAACAGATTTCACAAACATAAAGGACAAGGCAACCTCACTCATGGAGACGGCAAAGTCCAATGTTTCAACAAAACTCAACAATATGAAATCCGCATACAGTGAAAAAGGCGGGGGAATCAAAGGAATTGTGTCTGCTACATTCACGGGCATAAAAGACACGATGAACTCACTCATGAGTAGTGCGAACGCTCTGACAGGCGGAAAACTTGACAGCATCAAGTCGGCATTCTCAAGCAAATTAGCGAGTGCGAAATCGACCGCATCATCTGCGATGGAGAACATCAAGTCGGCATTTTCCTCAAAAATGGAATCAGCACACGGAGCGGTGACGGGTGCATTGTCGAGAATCAAATCGGCATTCAATTTCAAGTGGTCATTGCCAAAATTAAACCTGCCACATATTAGCGTAAAAGGAGGAAAAGCACCGTTCGGAATTGGAGGAAAGGGTTCGCTCCCGTCATTCTCAATCCAGTGGTACAAATCCGGTGGTATTATGACAAATCCGACTGTGTTCGGAATCAACGGCAGCAGCCTCATGGTAGGAGGCGAGGCGGGTGACGAGGCAATCTTGCCACTTGCAGAGTTTTACAACAAGCTAAACAGCATACTTGACAAGAAACTTGATGCATTTCAAAAATCGCAAGTTGTATATGTGACAAATCACACATACATTGACGGAGACGAAATCGCAAGCAGAACCGTGTCAAAGGTAGATGCGGAAATGGTAACAAATAAACGAAAAGGGAGGTAAAACGGGGCGATGAAAATAAACGGAATAGACATCAGAAAATATGATGCAAAGCAGTTGACCGCCGATGTGCAGCCTCCCTCTTTTTCTAATTCATACGAATGGATGACGGGTGCAGCATTGCCGACCGAGTTCGAGACAGACGTTCGGATGGGGCATTTGAAACTATCAATATATTTCAAAGGTAAAGACAGAAACGACATCGTTCGAACGGCATCAGAGTTCATGAGCAATTTCACAAAGGCTTGCAAGCTGGATCTTGACGGCTACAAAGGAACATATATCGGATTCATCACATCAAACGACTACGAGAAAAAGAATGTGAAACAGAGATACATTGTAAACCTTGAATTTGACGGTTTTTTTATGGATGACGACCTCTCAATCACATTTGACGGGAAAACCTCTGCATCGTTCTACAAAGTGGGTACAAGAGACGCTCCGTGCATTATAGAGGTATATGCAAAAAGCGCATTAACGAATTACACAATCGCAGGACTGGGCGACGAC